GGCAGTAACGTTTAGAACAGCTGAGTCAATGCGAGACATGTTTAGGGTGCCAGAGGGTTGGTGTTCTTCGGGTTTTAGGGCGAAGGAGTAAACGTTAACACCAGCGTTGGATGGCACGTTTTCGTGGTGTTGGTAGGGTTGTACTAAGTTGAAGTATTTACCAGCACGTTCAGCGAATCTGTCGTGACCGTTAAGTTGTAGTTTGGCAGTTGAGCACAAGTTGACACCGCTGCGGGCGAAGTCACCAGCGCCACCATCATCAGTGTAAACACCGAATTTGGCGGAGGTTTCTTGTAGAACCCAAACAAGTTCCTTGACGGGGTGGTTGAAGTTGAGTTTGAATTTGTTGGCACCTGTGACTGCGGTTTCTTCACCAGTGAATTGAACTTGTTCAATGAGGTATTCGTGGGATAGTTGAGCGAAGCGGCGGCGTTCGTCAGTATCTAAGAAGATGTAGTCAACCCATAGAGAGGTGGTGCCCATGGTGCCAGCGGTGATGGCGGCATTGGTGGCACTTTCAAATTCAATGTTAACCTTGACTTCGTGGTATTGTAGGGCAATGAGGGGTAGGGCAAGTCCAGGGTTGCGGCAGAACCAGAATTCTAGAGGGATGTATAAAGTGGTATCTGTTGTTGTGACAGCGTCGGCACCAACCATGGTTTTGAAGCCAGCACGTTTGCCATAGGGTAGAGATAGTTCATTCCAGATGTACATCCAGTCACCGTATTGTTTGTCAATGCGTTGACCACCGATTTCAAGTTCAACGGATTTGATGAGGGCTAAACCAGCGTAAGAGTTGGCGGCCCATGTAGCACCAGTGATGGTAGCTTGTAGATACATGCGGTGGATGAGATCACCGTTGCGGCTGATTTGGCAGGTGACACGGCGGCTGAAATCAGCGGTTCCGTTGAAGGTTTGTTCAATGGATTCCATGGAGAAGTTAGTGTGGCGACGGTAAACCACCTTGAAGAAGGTGATTTGGGGGTTGCCAGTTAGGTACACGTCTTGAGCGCCATAAGCTACGAGTTGTAATAATCCGCCACCCATTTGTTTTGATACTATTAACGGAGAAAAAAATTTTAAGGCGAACGCAAAAGTTTATCTTTTGAGGGGGAACGCAAAAGTTTATCTTTTGATAAAAAATGTAAAAATGAAATGACTATTTTAATTGTTAATTAGTTTTCTAATTGCTATATGCTAATCCACCCATACCACTCATGACGCGTAGAACGTTGTAGGATAGGGCATAGACGCGGATCTTGGCGGCAAAGGCACCTAATCCACTGTGGCCGACATCAAGAACAGCTGAGTCAATGCGAGACATGTTTAGAGTGCCAGAAGGTTGGTGTTCTTCGGGTTTTAGGGCGAAGGAATAGACGTTGATACCTTCGTTGGTGGGGATGTTTTCGTGGTGTTGGAAGGGTTGGACAAGGTTGAAGTAAGCACCGTCACGTTGGGCGAATCTATCATGGCCATTGAGTTGTAGTTTGGCAGATGTAACAAGGTTAACACCTGGTGTTTCAGATTGGTTATTGGTGTAGTTGAACCAATCGTTGGAGGATGATACGTTAACATCGCGTTGCATGACCCAGACAAGTTCCTTAACGGGGTGGTTGAAGTTGAGTTTTACCTTGGTGCTGGTGGCGCCACTGGCAACAGATTCATCACCGGTGAATTGTAGTTGTTCAATGAGGTATTCGTGGGATAGTTGAGCGAAGCGGCGGCGTTCATCAGTATCTAAGAAGATGTAGTCCACCCATAGAGATGTGGTGCCTAATGAGCCAGATGCAAGACCTAAGAAACCACCACCAACACTGTAAGCACCTAATTCAGATAGAGCACGGAATTCAAGGTTAACCTTGACTTCGTGGTATTGTAGGGCAATGAGGGGTAGGGCGAGGCCTGGGTTGCGGCAGAACCAGAATTCCAGAGGAACGTATAGAGTTTCTGCGGCAGTTGAGCCACCAGCGTAGGATAGGGAAGCACCCACCATGGAGCGGTAGCCATCGCGTTTGCCGTAGGGTAGAGATAGTTCGTTCCAGATGTACATCCAGTCACCGTATTGTTTATCAATACGTTGACCACCGATTTCAAGCTCAACGTTCTTGACGAGGGCAAGACCAACATAGTCAGTCCATTGTTTGCCGCTGGTTAGAGCAGGTAGAGCAACTTGTAGATACATGCGGTGGATGAGATCACCGTTGCGGCTGATTTGGCAGGTGACACGGCGGCCAAAATCAGCGGTTCCGTTGAAGGTTTGTTCAATGGATTCCATGGAGAAGTTGGTGTGGCGACGGTAAACCACTTTGAAGAAAGTGATTTGGGGGTTGCCAGTTAGGTACACGTCTTGAGCGCCATAAGCTACGAGTTGTAATAATCCACCACCCATTTGTTTTGATACTATTAACGGAGAAAATAAATTTTTTATTTAAACATACTTTTTTAAAAAAATATAACGTAATGCTTAAAGAAAAAGTTTCTAAAAAGAAGCAACATTTAATAGATACAAAGCATAATGAAAATTCCACATTGGATGAAAAACATAAACAGATGATTTTATCTATCCAAGAACACATGGAAACCAAACAATTATTATCAGAGGAACAACAGAATTGTGAGATGAATATGTTATTTTGGAAAGATAAAATACAAGAATATTATTTGAATAATTTACAAAATACACCCGAATATTCTATAGCATGGGATAGTAATTTATATTATACGGATAAATTGAAACATATAAAACATAAAATGAAGGAATTAAACGATATCAATAGAGAAATAGAATATTATGAAGACACAGGGACTATTTTATTTGATTATTATGAACTTTTAAATAAACAAGAAGTTATAGGAACATATAACAAAAATATACCCATTGTTTTACCAACAAAAGTATCGTCAAAGGGCCGTAAAAAAGTGCTTCCACTTCAACAGAAAAATATTTTAGAAGCTTTTCAATTTATTCAAAAAGAAGAGCAAAATGGTGATTCTGATAGTGAAATAAGTTTAATGGAAGAAACTATAAAACCTATAAAAGATAAAATGTCATTAGTGAATGAATATCTTTTAGCAATTGATAATACACATATGAAAATATTAAATGATTCGCTGATAAATCAATGTCAGAAATGTGAAATACCTATGAATTGTCTTGCTCAAGAGGGGATTATGATATGTCCAAGTTGTGGGTATCAAGAAATTATTTTAGTAGAGCAAAATCGTCCTATATATCGTCAATCTAATAAAGAAGCATCTCATTATACATATAAACGTAGTAATCATTTTAATGAATGGATAAGTCAGATTCAAGGAAAAGAAAGTACGGATATCCCAGAGGAAATTTTTGAAAAGATTGTGAATGAAATAAATAAACAAAAGATAAAAGATTTATCTAAATTGTCTTACCATAAAATGAGAGAAATCCTTAAAAAAATAAATACAAATAAATACTATGAACATATTTATTACATCATTTACCGATTAAATGGTGTTCCAGCGCCAAATTTTCCACCTGAATTAGAAGAAAAATTAAGAAACATGTTTAAGGAAATTCAAGCGCCTTTCTTAAAATACTGCCCATCTAATCGTAAAAACTTTTTATCCTATAGCTATGTGCTTTATAAGTTTTGCCAACTATTAGAAAAAGACGAATACTTAAAATACTTCAGTCTTTTAAAAAGTCGTGAAAAATTACATTTGCAAGACCAGATTTGGAAGAAAATTTGTGAAGAAGTAAATTGGGAATTTATACAATCTATATAAATAATATAAGTATAAAAAATTAAATCACACGTATTATTTATATTTAAACACGGGCAGCGGGGAAACCAACAAGGTTGAAGCCTAAGCCTAATCCAGCACCTTGGCGGGCGCTGCTGCTGATAGAAGGAGCAACTAAGTCAAGGATGGAGAACATGGCGGCGGCGGTTAAACCAAGTAGCACAACCTTGTCCATGGATAGAGGTTTTTCGGGTAGAATGGAGGCAACAATACCAACCACTAAACCTTCAATTAGGTATTTAACAATGCGGGTGAACATTTCTTGATAATCAAAAGTGTATTCCATCTTTTATATTCTATAGAAAGAAATTTATTTAAAAGGATTTATCTAAAAACATTTATAAATGAATAAAGAAAATCTTATATCTACCAAAGAAATGGACTATTTAGAAGAAGATAAGGCAATCCGCGGACAAAATTATGTATGTTTATCTTTTCTTTCGCCCGAAGAAATTTTAAATAATAAAGAAGTTTTTTACTTTGAAAAATATCTATCCAAATTCTCTAACGATATGAATGAGTTATTAAATGGAATCGCTGAAAAATACAGTGAAGCAGCAGATGCAATTAAAGTTATCCGTGAAAATAATGCACATATTTTTGATGGTCGTGAACTTCAAGATGCCTACCGTTTCTATAAACGTGTAAATGGAGAGGTTGTTGAAAAGGAATTCTATGAAAAGAATAACTTCCAAACATCTGTCCGTGGTATCAAAGTTCGTGGTGTTTTTGAAACTCTAAAAGAAGCACAAGTAAGAGCGGAAGTATTAAGACGTATGGGGGATACACAATTTGATATTTTTGTGGGTCAAGTAGGAGTTTGGTGCCCATGGAGTCCTAACCCAGAGGATATGCAAGAGCAAGAATATGCTGAATCGCAACTAAATACCCTCATGAAACAATACAAGGACAATATGTCTCTCCGTGATGAATTCTATGAAATGCGTAAGAAAGAAAAGATAGAGGATGC